CTACGGAGAAGAATATTTTACAATCAGAAAGAAGATTGTCAGTTTGTCAAACCCAATTATTACAGAGGAAGCAAAATCAGAAGTAGAACTTTATTATTCAGAAAATTTGGACCCTGAAGGTAGGGGATACAAAAATCTGATGAAAATGATGATAGAAGATGGATTCTTCAAATATCTTCCACATAAAGACGACGCTTGGGTAGAATTTTTACAACCAATATTAAAGTTAACAAGAAAAGAAAAGAAACGATTTAAAAATTAATAGATATGAAAGAAAAACAGGTAGACGCAACGAAACTTGAGTTTTTAGTTAAACTAAACGACAACATCGTTGTACAGAGATTTTTTAATGTAAAAAACTTTAACGAAGATGTTCGTTATAGTTTGGAAATTAATGACACACTTAAGTGGGTTTGTGAAATTTTACAAGACCAACTTTGGGTTAAGACTGGTGATTACATGTGTGAAAACATGGAATTAATTATCAACGACCCTTCGGTTATGAACACTTCAAAAACAGACGGACCCGAGTGGTTTTATGTTTCAATTAAACTTGGGGAACAGACAATTTGTCATAGAGGTTTTGATGCGAAACCATACCCTCCGAAGGCTAGATACACTGTGGATATACGACCAGAAATAAAAAATATATTATCCACTTTGACTGACATTTTTTCAGGCGAAAATTTTTCACACACTTATTTGAACTATCAACTCGATTGATAGTATTTATCAACACAGGTCAATTATCACAGTTATGGGGAACGACAAAAATTTCGGTTATTTAGGCAACACATTTCAGATTCAACTTATAAATCAACTCATTTTAAACAAAGATTTTGCTCGTTCAATTATAGACGTTTTAGATTCAAAATATTTTGATAATCAGTACTTTAAGATTATAGTACAGATGATTAAAGAGTATTATACGAAGTATGAAAGTGTTCCTTCATTTGACACATTAGACCAACTTACCCGTTCCGAAATATCATCAGAAGCTGCAAGAAGAATTGTCCACGACACCTTAATACAAATAAAAGACTCAAGTTTAGAAGGTCACCAATTTGTAATTGAAAAAGCCTTAAAATTCTGTAAACAACAAGAGTTACAGAAAGTTATGTCTAAGGCTCAAAAAATTATTGATAAAGGTGACTTTGAGAGTTATGACCAATTAGAAGATATGGTTAACAAAGCTCTTCAGGTTGGTGAAATAGATGAAGGTGAACAGGACGTTTTCACAAACTTAGATGAAGTATTAGATGATGATTACAGACACCCAATTCCTATTGGAATCCCAGGTATTGACAATTTGTTAAAAGGTGGATTAGCAAAGGGAGAATTAGGAGTAATTTTGGCTCCAACAGGTGTAGGTAAAACAACGGTACTATCTAAAATTGCAAACCACGCTTTTAATTTAGGATACAATGTTCTTCAAATATTTTTTGAAGACAATCCAAAAATCATCCAAAGAAAACACTTCACAATGTGGACAGGTATCGCACCTGACGAATTATCTTTCTACAAAGAAGAAGTTATGGAAAAAGTTAGAGAAATTAGGGAAAATACAAAAAATAGATTAATTTTGAAAAAATATCCCTCAGATACTTTAACCATGTCTCAAATCAAAAATCAAGTAAGAAAAATGATTGCCGAAGGCAATAAGATTGATTTGATTGTATTGGATTATATTGATTGTATTGTACCTGATAAAAATTTAGGTGATGAATGGAAGAGTGAAGGTTCGGTTATGAGAGCTTACGAAGCTCTATGTCACGAACTTGATGTTGCAGGTTGGACTGCAACACAAGGAAACAGAAGCTCAATTTCATCAGATGTTGTAACCACAGACCAAATGGGTGGTTCAATCAAAAAGGCACAAGTAGGACACGTTATTATTTCAGTTGCAAAGAGTCTCCAACAAAAAGAAATGAAACTCGCGACAATAGCTATTACCAAATCAAGAATTGGACAAGATGGTATCGTGTTTGAAAACTGTAAATTTGACAATGAATTGATGCAAATTGACACTGAAAGTTCTGTTACATTCTTAGGTTTAGAAGAACAGAAAGAAGAAAGAAATAGAAATAGAGTAAAAGAATTACTCGAAAAAAGAAAACAAAAAGAAATAAATTAAAAAATTAAGAAAAAAAATTATATGGACGCATCACAAAAGATACTGTCAGACTTAACTGTCTACATGAAGTACGCAAAGTATCTTCCTGACGTTAACAGAAGAGAAACGTGGGAAGAACTTGTAACAAGAAACATGAACATGCATATCAAGAAATACCCACACTTAGGTGGAGAGATTATGCAAGTATATAAACTTGTTTACGATAAAAAAGTATTACCTTCAATGAGGTCAATGCAATTTGGTGGAAAACCAATTGAAATTTCACCAAACAGAATTTATAACTGTGCATATCTACCAATCGACCACTTGGACGCATTTGCTGAAACAATGTTCTTATTGTTAGGTGGAACGGGTGTTGGATATTCAGTTCAAAAACATCATGTAGATAAATTACCTGAAATTAGAAAACCAAATCCAAATAGAACAAGAAGATTTTTGATTGGAGATTCAATTGAAGGATGGGCAGACGCAATTAAAGTATTATTCAAATCATACTTTGGAGAAGCTCTTTCAACACCTGAATTTGATTTTTCAGATATTAGACCAAAAGGAGCAAGACTTGTAACATCAGGAGGTAAAGCACCAGGTCCACAACCATTGAAGGATTGTCTTCATAAACTTAAAGGAATGTTGGACGCAAAAGAAGATGGTGAAAAATTAGCACCAATCGAAGTTCATGATATGGTATGTCATATCGCAGACGCAGTTCTTGCTGGTGGTATTCGTAGAGCGGCATTGATTTCATTATTCTCTGCTGACGACAATGAAATGATTGCTTGTAAGTCAGGTGCTTGGTGGGAAACAAATCCACAAAGAGGTAGAGCTAATAATTCTGCGGCACTTGTTAGACACAAAATCACTAAAGAATTTTTCTTAGATTTGTGGAAACGTGTTGAAGCGTCAGGAGCGGGTGAACCTGGTATCTACTTTACAAATGATAAAGATTGGGGAACAAACCCATGTTGTGAAATCGCTTTGAGACCAAATCAATTCTGTAATTTATGTGAAGTAAATGTATCAGACATTGAGTCACAAGAAGATTTAAATCAACGTGTAAAAGCAGCGGCATTTATTGGAACATTACAGGCGGGTTATACTGACTTCCATTACCTAAGAGATATATGGAAACGTACAACAGAAAAAGAAGCGTTAATTGGGGTGTCAATGACTGGTATCGGTTCAGGTGTTGTTTTGGGTTATGATATGAAAGAAGCGGCAAAACTTGTTAAAGAAGAGAACGCAAGAGTTGCTGAAATGATTGGTATCAACAAATCTGCTCGTACAACAACTGTTAAACCTGCAGGAACAACATCATTAACTTTGGGAACATCATCAGGTATTCACGCTTGGCACAACGATTACTACATCCGTAGAATTCGTGTTGGTAAGAACGAGGCAATTTACCAATATTTGGCAATCTACCACCCTGAATTAATAGAAGATGAATTTTTCCGTCCACACGACACCGCAGTAATTTCTGTACCACAAAAAGCACCCGAAGGAGCAATTTTGAGAACAGAATCACCATTCCAATTATTGGACCGTGTTAAAAAAGTAACACAAGAATGGGTTAGACCTGGACACAGAAGCGGTTCAAATTCACACAACGTTTCTGCAACAATCAGTTTGAAACCTGAAGATTGGGAATTGGCTGGTGAATGGATGTGGGAAAACCGTGACTACTATAATGGTTTATCGGTACTTCCATTTTCTGACCACACTTATAAACAAGCACCTTTCGAAGATTGTGATAAAGAAACATTTGAAAGAATGTTTAAATCTTTAACAAATATCGATTTAACAAAAGTTGTTGAGTTAACAGACGAAACAGACTTGAGTGGTGAATTGGCTTGTGCAGGTGGAGCTTGTGAAATCAAGTAAAAAAAACATATCACAACATAATGATGAAGGGGGAAGTTATAAACTTTCCCCTTCTGATTTTTATATTGAAGATGGAAAATATGTCTTCACAAAAGAGTTTCATTTAAAACGAGGAAGTTGTTGTGGTAACGGATGTAAAAATTGTCCTTACTTTCCTCGTCACAAAAAAGGAAACACAACTATATTTATTGAAAATGGCTAATGGTGTAACATATGGTGTAAATTTTCCTTTTGTGGATTCTTTGGTTGGTGACTACGTATCACTTTCTCAAAATCCTGACCAAGAGATTAGAAGTAGTTTAATTCATTTACTTTTGACTAGAAAAGGAAGTCGTTATTATTTACCAAATTTCGGTTCAAGACTTTATGAATTTATTTTTGAGCCGTTTGATGGAATTACTTTTGAAGCGGTTAAAGATGATATTAGAGATACGGTTTCTGAATTTATACCTAATCTAACAATAAATGATATTATTGTTTTACCATATGATGAATATGAAAAAGAATATGGTTCATTGGGTAGTGTTAATTATGAAAATTTAGGAAACGGTGTTTATAGGGTTGCGGGTAGAGGAACAACAGAATACACAGCTAAAATAAGAATTGAATACACAATAACTGACAATACGTTTCAAACAAGAGACTTTATAATTATTAATATATAACATGGCACAAAGAAGAATATCATATACCGTAAGAGATTTTGCGGCAATAAGA